CGGTCCGAGACGAACGACTCGGACTGCTCGTACAGCACGGCGCCGCCGGAGGAGCGGAGCCGGCCGGTGAGGATCTGGTCGGACACGAACCGCAGGTCGCGGAAGTCGCGCAGCGCCCGGCGGATGTAGGTCGGGTTGTTCAGCGCCCGGTCGATGGTGAGCATGTTCCCCGAAAGGGTCGGGGATCCCGGTGGGTACGCGGGCATGACTCAGTTCCCTTCCCTCGCCGAGGTGTTGTCACGGTCGGTCATGTCAGCGGCCCACCATCTGGATCTTCACGCCGCCCGCGCCGGCGGCCGTGGCGGCGATGCCGATGAGCTCCGTGCCGGTCTGCGCCGCGGCGCCGACGACGCCGCCGGTCGTGCTCGACGTGAGCACCGCGCCGACCGCGACCGCGGCGGTCGCGGTGACCTCGTGCGTGACGCCGGCCAGCGGCCACACGGTGACCTGCTCGCCGACGACCGCGTCGTCGGCGGCCACCCCGACGACCTTGATGGAGACGCCGGACGTCACGATGACGGTGTCGGCCGCCGAGAGCTCGACGACCTGCCCGCCGGCGATCGTGCCGCCGGCGGTGTAGGAGCGGGGCCTGTTGCCGCCCGGGTAGATCGGATTCGACTCGGCCATGTCAGCGTCCCGCCTTCGTGTGCATGTGCGGGGGCAGCAGGTTGTCGAACTCGGCGAGCTCGGCCTCCGCCTCGTCGTCCCCGCCGGCGTAGCCCAGCTCGGCCGTCGCCAGCGCCTTGTCCTTCTGCAGGCTGTCGATCAGGCCGCGGGTGCCTTCCGGGTCCGAGTCCCACAGCTTGGAGAAGTGGTCCTTCTGCGCGACGGTGAACTTGCCGTCCTTCACCGCCTGCGCGATCACCTGGTCGCATTCGTCGCGGACCTGCTTCGCGACGTGCGCCTCCAGCTTCTTGATCCGGTCCTCCTTCTCCTGCCACATCGTGTCGGCGACCAGGCGCATCCCGGGCGGCGCCATCGTCAGCGGCTTCGGTGCCGGGCCGGGCTGGGGGGCCGGTTCGGTCGGTGGTGCCGCAGCGAGGCCGGCGCCGGCCAGTGCCTCCCGCACCTGCTCGTCCGAGGCGGTGTCCGGGAGTCCGGCCAGTGCCTCTCGCATCTGTGCCAGCGACATGCCGGCTCCCTTCGTGGAATCGTCCGCCGCCGGTTCGACGGCGGTCGTCTTCAGCGCGAACGCGCGCAGCTTGCGGGCTTCCTCAGCGGCCCGGGCCAGCGCCGCGTCGGTGTCCCGGCGCCCGGCGTTCTCACGCCGGGCGGGGATCTTCGGGGCGGGCGCCTGGTCGCGGCCCTGGTAGTGGTAGGCGGTCAGATCGAGCCGGTCCGGCGCGCGCAGGGCGTCCCACATGTCCCAGAACCCGGTCCGGGCGCCCGGCGTGATCTTCGTGCCGGTCGCCGTGCCCTTGTCGTCGTCGGTCGCGACCCGGTCGGCGAGGCCCGCGTTGACGGCCTCCTCAGCGGAATACCAGGTCTCCGCCTTCATGACCTCACGCCAGTCGGCGATGGTGCCGCCCGCCTTCGCCGCATACGTCGAGGCGATGGAGTCACCGGTGGACTTGAGCATCCGGACGACCTTGTCGAGCTCGTCGTCGTCGCCGGACGCCCAGGTGCGCGGCTTGTGCACCATCAGCTGCGCACCGAGGCCCATGACGACCTCGTCGCCGGCCACCGCGACCACCGACCCGGACGACGCGGCCATGCCGTCGACCCAGACCCGGACGCGGGCCTTGTGCTGGCGCAGCATGTTCGCGATCGCGACGCCCTCGGACACCTCTCCGCCGGGCGTGTTGAGGTGCAGCTCGATCGTGTCGACGTCGAGAGCAGCCACGTCGCGCACGAAATCATCGGCGGTCAGTCCGAACCAGCCGCCGATGACGTCGTACAGGTACACGTCGGCGGTCTTCGACTTCGGCTCGTCGCCGTCGTCCGCCATGTCGGGGTCGGTGACCGCGACGACCGGGCCGACGTGGTACCAGTCGCGCGGCCCGGCGCTGTCCGGTTGCGGCATGAGTCGATGTCCTCTCGTTCAGCCGAGGCCGGGGATGGGGGGCTGCAGCGGGGCCGGCTGGCTGTCGGGGTCGGCGGCTGGGAGCCCGTACTGCTGCCGGGCGGCCTGCTCGAGCGCCGGATCCGGGCGCAGGATCCCCGCGTCGACGAGCAGTTTCAGCGCCGCCGCGGTGGTGGTCTGCCGGGAGCCGATCTCGTCGAACACGATCCGCGGCGCCGGCTCCTCGACGCCGAAGTTGACGTCGACCAGGTCCTCGACGATGTGCTGTGTCGCCGTGTCCGCGATCTGCTGCGCGAGGGCCTGCAGGCTGAGGGTGAAGAAGTCCGCGAATGTCGCGCCGAGCGCCCATGAGCCGGTCTGGGTGCCCAGGTTGAGGAAGTGGGCGAGGACGCCGCGGGCGATCTGCTCGTCGTGGTAGCGGACCGCCGGGTCCGCGTTCGGCAGGTCCCCCTCAACCCCGACGAGGTCGAGCTTCGCCCCGTACGGCACCGCCGCGCCGGCCGACTCGCCGGCCCGCCACGCCTGCGCCATCGACGCGCCCGTGGACAGGTCCTCCTCGCCCTCGGCGCCGGTGTAGCGGGGCACCCCCATGCCGTTGCGTTCGATGGTCTGCGCCTGCACCCGCAGCAGCCGGTCCTTGATCAGCCAGTTTTTGTACCCGGGGCGTAGCAGCGACCGGCCGATCCAGTTCCCGGCCTCCCGCTCGTGCACGTACGCGACGAGCCGGTTCACCGGGATCGGCTTCGGCCGCACCCCGGTCTTGGTGCCCCACTGGCTGATCGACACCAGCCCGCCGTCGTCGGCCACGTCGATCTTCTCGATCGTCTTCGGCATCCGCGGCGCCAGCTTGCGCAGCCGGGCCCGCGTCGCGTCGTCGTCGACCCGGTATACCTGCTCGAAGTACATGTGCCCGTACCGCAGCATCAACAGGGCGTGCCGCAGGTGCTCCGGCCAGCTGAAGCGGTCGCGGGTGCGGGGTGCCGGCAACGGATCGGTCCCGACGATCGGCAGGCCCATGTCCTCGGCGACCCATTGGGTGACCTCGTCGCGGGCGCCGCCCGGGTCGAGACGCCACGGCGTCAACAGCACCGGCTGCACCACCGCCCGGAGCACCGACGCGACCTGCGAGTCCTGGTTGGTCATGGCGTCGTAGATCGTCAGCGACCGCGGCCAGCGCAGCTCCGGGGTTTCGTCCTGGCTGAAGTCCCACCAGTTGCCGGTGCTGCCGCCCTGCCAGGCGTAGCCGATCTCCATCACCGGCGCGGGGGGCTTGTCGGGCATGGCGGCCCCCCTTCCCGGTCAGAATCCTGCGGTCGCCAGGTCGGCGGTCTCCGACCAGCCCCCGCCGGCCGTGGCGGCCAGCACCGGCGACGGTGGCGGTGGGGCCGGCGGCGGCACCAGCGACAGCGCCCACAACGCCCCGGTAGCGCCCACCAGCGGGCAGATGTCCACGTCCGACTTACGTCGCGACCACGCCCACAGCCCGTCCCCGATGTCCCGGCGCCCAGCGCCGGCCACGGCCTTCTGCAACACCAGGTCGCCCAGGTGCCGCAGCCCGCGGTTCTCCACCAGCGCGGCGAACGCCGCGCACGCCTGCCCCATGTCCCGGCCGGTCATCTGCCGCGGCACGATCCCCGCGGCCGCCAGATCCGGCAGCAGCGCGCCCGCCGGGCCGGCCGGGTCCAGCACCCAGTCCAGCGGGTCGTGCCGACCCAGCTCGGCCGCCCGGGCCGGGACCCATGCCGTGCCCCGCCCGTACGCGACCACCTCGACGTGCGGCAGCCCGTCCGGGCGGTACATCGCCGCGACGATCGCCGCCGACCGCGACCCCGGCGCCGCGTCGATCATCAGCACCGGCCGGGTCGTCGGCGCCGAGCCCTTGTCCGCACACGCCGCCCACGCCTGCGCCGGCAGCGTCCCCGCCCCGGCCGGCTCGGTGTGCCAGCCGTAGCGCTCCCGGCCGAACTGCTCCGGGGTCGGCATCGCCCGCCGCTCGTTACGCACGTACTCGTAGCTGATCCGCTTGCCCAGCGCGTGGTTCGCGTGCCGCCACAACGACTCGTCGTCCAGCGCACACCCGGGCACACCCGGCATGTGCGTGCACTCCGGGCCGTCCGCGCAGCCCGGATCGTCCCAGCTGCCCGGCGCGCAGAACTCGATCCAGGTCAGCGACGGGTCGCCGCCGCGGCGTCCGCGGTCCCGCAGCGCCCGCAGATGGTCCGAGCGCAGCAGCGCCGCCGACGAGCCGTACATGATCTGCGGATCCCCGGTCACCGACCGCGCCGCCAGCGTCGGGATCAGCGCACCCATCGAATCCGCGGCCAGAAACAGCGCCTCGTCGAACACGATCCGCTTGCCGCCCAGCCCGCGGCCGCCGCCCTCCGAGCGGGCCAGGAACTCCAGCACCGCGCCCTGGCTCGTGCGGGACCTGCCGTGCAGCTCGATCGACTCGTCGCCCTTGCCGTAGCTGATCGCCTTGACCCGCTTCGACAGCTCCGGCGTCGCCGCGATCATCTGGTCGAAGTCCTGGAACGCCTCCCGCGCCGTGCGGAACAGGTGCGCCGTCCACACGATCCGGTCCGCCGGCAGCAGGAACAGGTCGAACAGCACCACCGGCAGCAGCACACCGCCGGACTTGCCGTTCTGCCGGGCCTCGAGGATCGCCGTCTCGAACGCCGCCCACCGGCCACCGCGGCGGTACGACAGCATCGCGTCGACGGCCAGCTCCTGCTCGTCGTCCAGCTCCCGGCCGGCGACCCGCGCGAGGTCGACCGCCTCGTCGCCGTACGACCCGGCCCGCGGCGGAATCCACAGGTGCGCCGGCCGGACCAGCTCAGGCACCGGCGGCCTTCCTCGCCCGTCGCGCCGCCAGCTCGTCCAGCGCGTCCGCCTCCAGCACCGCGCCGGCCAGCGCCTCCGCCAGCCGCGCCGACAGTTCCCGGCTCATCGACGCCAGCGCCGACCCGGTGTCGCGGCCCGCGTGCATCCGCTGCGCCAGCAGCAGCGCCGCCTGCGCCGCCGGGGTGTCCACCCGATCCGCCGCCTGCAGCTGCCGGCGGATCGCGTCCACCAGCGGGTGAGGCGGCGACTCCGGCACCGCCTCGACGCCCGCCGCGACGACCACGCCGACCCGCGAGCCCCGCTTGCGGCAGGTCGCGCCGCAGAACTTGGCGTCCCGGCGGCCGTGGAACCGTGTCCCGCAGGACTGGCATGCAATCTCCACGCCGGGCCTCCCGCGGACAGTCTGTTAGCAGCGCCAGCTAACACGCGGCCGGCTTCCAGCTAACGCCCTGGCGAGGCGGTCACTCACAGCAACCCGTGACGCCGCGGCCACGGGGAGGGATGGGGGATGCCTGCCCGGGGTCCTTCAAGATCCAACTGAGATTTTTTTCGTCACTCTGCGTCACGTGATTAGCAGTCGTCGTGCTAACGCCCGCGTGTTAGCTGAATCGTCTAGATCACTGCTAACGCTCACCACGCGCGGGAGTGCTGGAGCGCGGGGCCTGCGGTCACGCGCTGCGCGTTGCCTCGCACGGCGCCCTCGCTGCGGTTACACCGTGCGTGTTCGGGTCCGGTCCACGCGGTGCGGTCGGGGGTGTGGCCCATGTCCCACTCGTTACCGGGTGTGATGCGGCGGCTGGGCTCGAGGCAGATCCGGGCGTGGCAGTCGGCCTCACCCCGGGCCACCTTGGGTGACCAGGCCCGGCGTTGCGCCTCGTGGGCCGGGCCGTACCCGGTCTCGGGCTTCGGCATGAGCGCCGCCTCCCAACTGCCGGGCCAGGCCGGGACCTCCGGTCCCCCGTCGTAGCGGTCGAACCAGTGGATCACGTTGGCGTGGTCGCGGGGGTCGCGGGCTCGGACCTTGACGCGGTGGTGCGCGACGCCGGACTCGACGTACACCATCCAGGCGTGGGTGGCGTTGACCATGCGGCGGTGGGTGGTGCGGGCGGCCTGGGTGCTGCCGGCCCTGATGACCACGGCGCGTGCGTCGGCCTGCTGGCCGAGGTGGGTGAGGGCGGTGCGGAACCGGCCTTCGTCGTGCGCCCAGTGCGGGTCGTCGCGGTCGTAGACGGTGAGTCCGGACGCGCGGGCGAGGGTGGTCTTGCCGGCGCCGGGTGGGCCGAAGAGGACTGCGACGATGCGGGGCGGCGTGGGCATGTCATCCCCGGAATGCGACGAAGCCCCGCGCTGCTCGGCGACGGGGGCTTGTGTGGACGGACTCCTG